GATGTCGGCGACGACGTAGACGGTGCAAAGGTCTTGATCGCAGTCAGTGGTTAGAGCCGGGAGTGTCTTGACGTCAAGGCTATTAGCGTGCTCGGTGATAGCGTCCAAAATGGCTTGCTCGGCCTCTAACTTATTCGGGTGTTGTCGCTCCCATACTCGTTCGACCTCGCCGTCAGCACTTCGCTGCACCGTGACCTTACCCATCTCAAAGCCTGGGGCTACGCCGCTGTCAAAGTGTCCCGGAGCCCTTCCTTGCTTGGCCGCACGTTCTTTGAGCATTCTGATGAGTTTGTAGATCCTTCCTCTGGCGACCTTGACAAGCTTAGCCGCTTTCTCCGTGTTGTTGGTCTCCATATACGCGGCCAACAACCCTCGCTGGCGAGCTGTAGAACAAAACTCTTTCAGGTAGGATAAGTCTATTTCGACTGTTACGCCTATCAGGCCCAGGCTCTTGGCGATACCATATACTGTACCGCGTGACACGCCGTGCGACTTCGCCAACGCAGTCTTGTCGATTACCGGGTTTGCCACTAACTGTTTGGTTATTTCTTCCTTGACTCTCTTGTCTAACATGTCGTTCCTCTCCTATCTGTTCTTTGCAGGATGGTCTACGTTGTCGATCCACTCATCCATTTTTTCCGCGACATAGCTGACGGTGTCACCGGCGTAATACATCTTGTCCAATTGATTCCACGGCCGGGGCACCAGAATACCAGCACCGCCCGCCTGGATGAACGTTTCAATGTTGTCCTGACTGTCGTCAACAAGTAGGCAGTTGAAGTCGAAAGCGAACTCCGACTTCTCGACCCATGTCGGCACCATCCGCTTATGTAGCTCTGGAATTTCTCTACGAACCCATCTCGCCTTGCCGGTGAAGGAGTCGTCGTGCTCCATCGGCTTAGTCAACAGCATCGCCTCATTCGGCCTAAATCGAGCCCACACCTGTGCCAGAAGTTCTTTCCCGTCCTCTGTCCACGGCAGGTTCTCCCAGAAGTCGATGGTGCAAAGCTCGTTGGCTTCCTCTCTGGTTGATCCCGCCAAGGGGAATACGTTGTAGGTGTGACCAAACGGCCAGCTCCGATCAACCTTATGCGGAAAGCCCAGGGCTTGAAAAATGCCTGTGACGAAGTCAGAGAACACTTGGTCACAATCGAGATATACCATGTGGTTAACTCTCATCTATTTTGCCCTCTCTAAATAATATTCATCATCCTCCCTGAGCATAGCATATTCTTCGTCCGTCAGTTCATCATCCTCATAGGGTCCAGGCATAATTTGTCCTCAGTTGATTCGTATTGGTCTGTCGTCAACCCAGTTGCCCATGACCATTGAGTCAAGAAGCACCTGAGAACTGGAGAGAGCCTTCGACAGATGAGAAAGGCCGCTCTCGTGATCCAACGGTTTTCCCGCGTACCAATCGGTGAGGTGACGCATGGTAGCATCGTAGTAGACACTGGCTCGGACACCAATGGCTCGGTAGTTGTGTCGGCCGTACTTGCGTCCGCCTTCCATCATTCCCAACGCCATCTCAAGGACGACCCGCCAGGGAAGAACACCGAACGGTGTGTTTACTGTGGTCGGTGCGTCCACCTTGAAGCCCAGGGAGCCGGCGGCGAGGTGTGTGAACGGCTCGACGCACTTCGGCAGCTTCTCGATGACCTTGGCTGCTTTGGCGTTGAGGTCAGCAATATGTAGGCCGTGCTCGTCATAGACTTCGCGGTCGTCGTCAAGTGTGCCGTCCAGCTCGGCTCTGCGAAGAACCATAATCCTTGCCATTGATCGAGCGAGGTGTGGCACCTTCCAATCGTCGCCGTGGCCTTCCCAGAACAACATGAGGTGAGCCGAGGCGGCGTTGTACTGCTCAGTCACACAGACGTCAACGCCGTCAGCAGGTCGCACCTGCTCAACGCAGAAAGCTTCGGCTACCAGTGCCACGGCCTGCGAAGACAAACAACTCATGGAGACTTTTTTGATCCCAATCGCGTCTTTCGGGTTTGTGGGCTTAACCTCCGGCTTTTTCTTCTTAGATCTTGGCATAGTTCTCCTATGGATAGACGTTCTCTGCTTTGGGCGTTGACGGCATTTCTCTCCTCTGCCTTGTGTATTATAACGTAACAGCCTGCTTTATGGCTCTACCAATCATCACGCAGGCTCCGCCGACTGCGGCGACGGTAGCTATTCCAATCAATGCCATGACTGCTCGTGTTCCCGCTGCTCCCGTAAGGTTTCGGGCCGACCTCAGAAAGTGCATATCCGCCTGACAAGCAATTGGATCACTGACCTCAAACCCCATCCTTGTGAGCGTAACTTTCACTGTCTTGTCAATCACTTGCTCCATCTCGTGTTCGGTCATGTCCATGTCTCTACTCTCAAAGAATTAAATTCATCAATGCTCCAATTGTACTATCTATCGTATCAATTGTCAAGTGAAATCTTCCGCCTCCTTGCCGGAGTCGTTAGTGCCTTCTCCACAGACCAACCACCCCTATTAACTCTATTAGCAAGTGTTCTTTTACTTATGCCAATAGTTTCTGCCCACTCTACCAAGCATTTTGTTACTCCGTCGTAGGTCAACAATCTATTGGAACGCCTATTCCTATTCTGCTGGTTGCGAGTAGCCCAGCGGCAGTTCTCCGGGCAGTAATTTCCATCATTATCCTTCCGATCCAGCGACGTACCTGCTGGTTTTTCTCCCATATCCGCAAGGAAGTTTTCAAAGCTCAACCAGCGACTACAGACTGTAATCCCACGGGCACCGTACCGCTGATACATTATGTTATTCTTGTTCCTGCATCGAGCACACATGCCTGCCCAAGAGTGATACGTTTTGGTGATATAGTTTCTTGTGGCATGTCCGTGTTTGTATCCAGTTATAGACATTCCACTATTGTAGCACTTCTTGTTTCAGTTGTCAAGCGAAAACTATAACACCGTAGCCGTCTTCGGTGCCGGACGGAGCTGCTATCGTCAAGAGAACCTCGTCCGTAGAAGTTGAGTCCAGGTGCTGTACCTCGATAGTGTCACTCGCAGTTACACCCACCAGATTGCCGGTAGGATTGCCGTCCCCGAGTAGGTTCGAGGCTACGGTGAATGCGTAGGTGCCGGTCTGCGGTGCCGTCCAGACGTTGCTCGCGGTGGAAGGACTGAGCACACCAAGCCAGAAGTCGTCATCGTATGCCGAGGATTGAACCGAGGCTTCCCACAGCACGTCCTGGAACGCCTCATAATCTACGGCACTGAATGTATGCCGCGTGCCCACCGACATCTTCAACGTGATCGGCAGCCCATCCAGGTAGCGTAGGATCTTCACAAACTCCATAGTGTATGTTGCAGCACCGGAAGCATTCCACGGAGCCGTGTACACTACTGCGGCACCGTCGTACAGCTTCAACCGATACCTGGTATCATTGTTTGCCGGAAAGTCTCCGTTGATCGTAGAGGCATCAACTGCGTGCTGGGAATACTCATTCAAGATCCGGTAGTCTCGGCGGTTGTAGTCTACAACAACGTCGCCGGTGATGTCCACCGTCGCTGGATACTGACCCGAATTCCATTCAATAAACGTCGGCGGATATGGCCGGCGTTCCCGATAGTCCATGTCAACGTCGATATTTGTCAACCCACCATCGGACGGTGACACCTTGTCACCATCTTGGTCATACGGCAAATATTTCAGCTCTACGTTGTAGCTTGGATCGAACGCAACAATAGTTAGGTCGCCACCAGTGCCCAAGAACCACACCTTGTCGGTGTCGGAGTGACTCGCCTGGGCAGTATCACAGAATCCGCGAAGACACCCGGTTAGCCGCAACCCATCAGTGATTTCCGAGGCCCCCGTACATGCGATCATCTCGTCACCGATGAGAAATAGGTTCAGTAGATACTCGCCTGTATCAGTGTTGGTGGAGACAGCGATCTCGTTGACGTGCATGTCGGTCAGCACATCAATGATTGTATCGTCATTATCAATGTTGCCGTCAAGCTCACCGTCTTCCGTGAATCCGGCGACTGATCCAGCTATGTAAAAATCCCCTGCGGGCACACCACTGGCATTTCGTTGAAGAATCTCGTAGCCATCCTCTGCACGGCCTGGGGCCTTACCCACCGTCCATATTCTGCCCTCGGCAGGAGTTTCGTCCCGCCTGGATATGGCGTAGGGTGCCTCAAACGCGAGCTGCGTTAATGCTGGAAACGGAATAAGGTCTTTCCCCGGAACAATCCAACTGGAGGCGTCAGGGTCAGAAAATGATGCAGCTCTCCAGGAGAATACATCCTGCACTGCATCAATCATAATCGCAGGCTCTTCGGGAGTTCCAGCGTTGATTCGGATGATCCGAAATGGGATCTCAGTAACCGAGAAATCCTCAAACTCCCAAGTGAAGAGGATGACTTCGCCAACGAACGAATCCCAAAACAGACGAGTTCCTTTGAAGCGGATTTTTGCCAGTGGATAGCTGTTGGCTCGAATCTCTCGCCATGCAATCTTGTTGGCCAGGGTATCATCCCGCACACCAACATAGCTATATATCACCGGAACCTTTCGGCCCTGGATCTGCATGTTTGCCGCGTCTTGAGCCACGGTATACCCATCAGTATAATAATTCGCACGTCGCTTGTATGCGATACGGACTATGTTGGTGGTTCCCTCCCAACTACCTCTGGAATACTCAACAACCTCATTTACGCTCGACACATCAGCGTCTTTGAGGCCGCTCAAGGAGTAGCCATCCCGCACGAGAACAACCTTCCACTTTCCCGTGGCGGGATCAATGCGGAAATGACAATCTGCCTGCTTCTCGATCTCTTTTAGTATATCTGTAGCTTTTCTCTGACTCGCCAGGATAAGTGACATCCCATTACCTTCACTCTTCAACGTCGCCGCTGCGGCCTGCCAGTCGGATATATCAAACTCCGAGCTGGAATAGCCATAGCCCCAATTCGTATCTGTCATTATATCATACGCCATGTGCATCGGGTTACAATCACCGCTGTTTACTTTGTGGTCTCCACCGCCAAGCCCTTCGGGGACACGCTCAATCTCGAACGACCACGGCAAAATCGAGGTCTGTTTTCCAACATAGCCTCCCTGCCATACTCCATAGCACATACTCCGATACGCCGGGCAAGGGTTCTGAAACTCTTGAAGATAACTATTCCTTGCCTGCGTTTTGGTGCCGGTGTAAAAGTAGAATTTGCCTTTCATGTTCCTGATCTTGATGCTGATTTGACCATCAGTGCTTTGCGTACCAGACCAAACCAACTCATCACCTACCCAAATCTTCTTGAGCACGGCCGGTCCCTGGCAAATACCCATTTGGAATCCGACATAATACTTATAGCCCGTAGTCACATGCTTCGAGTTGAACATGCTAACCTTAACTTTTTCCCGGATCGCAACCGTTTTTAGATCGCCGTACCAAATTACGTTAGGGCCTTTTATCTTATCTCTACCCCAAGTCAGTGGGATCATTCGACCTTCTGTCGCGGTCGGGAAATTGAAATCATCCAAAGTTCTCGGCCGAGCGTTCTCAAGCTCTGGTTCTGGAGTCAAGAGTTGGGAGAGGGCAAACATAGCCGCCCACAATATAAGTGTGAGAAAAAATCCCATTTTTAGATCCCTGTTATAAAGATATTCTTTGTCGGCACATGGGGGCAGCCACCGAAGTTGATGTCGTTAGCAAACTTTGAGGTGCAGGTGGCGATGTCGTGATCGCATCCTGCGTACACCCCAACAGTTTCGCCCACTACATCCGCGTAGAAGGGTATGTGAAGAATCAAGTCATCACCATCTTGTTCGAGGATGAGTCGGTAATCTAATACACCAAAACGAACATACCCACTTGTGGACCAACCATCACCCTTGGCAGCTTCAAGGCCGGTGACTGT